TTGTCCCGGGCGGTCATCCACCGAACACCATCATCCTGGTAGGGCTTGATGAGGCGTCCGACGAACGACATGTTGTTTTTCTCTCTGAAGAAATTTTACTTCCTCGTTACCTGAATAATTTTTAGTTCGTGATCATGGGGCTGCCTGTGCCGCTGGCGGGGGTACCGAACCCGGCGCTGAAGGGGTTCTCGGGTATGGATGTGAGTCCGACGCGGGTCCCGCGTTTGGATCCTTGTGATTTTTTCACGCCCAATTTGGATCGGACTCTGGTTCGGGCTGTGGCGGCGGGGGTTCTGGATTGGGCTGTGGCGGCGGGGGTTCTGGATTGGGCTGTGGCGGCGGGGGTTCTGGATTGGGCTGTGGCGGGGGTTTTGGATCCTGTTCGTATCCGCTTTTGATTACTTGTTGCAGTTTCTTGACCCTTGCCTCTGGCGGTGGCGGAGCGTTTTCTGGCGGTCCCGGGTCTGGCGCTGACGGGGGTGTTGTTGGAACTAGCGGTCCCGGTTTGGGCGTTCTCCGCTTTGCAGCTGGTCAAAATTTGTTTCACTTGTGCGGCATAGTTAGTATTGGAGATAGAATCGTAATAGTATTTCTTGTGTAAAAACTTGGTCGTCTTGGAATCCATTTGTATAACGAATATTTTACCTCCTCCGTTTATTCCCCTTCTAGATACATTACTAATTATTTTAGATGGTCCACTTTTATTTCCAGTATAAACATATTTAATGAAGTCAAAAAAATCAAATCTACCGCCGGGTTTTTCATTAAGCTGCAGTCCATACGAAGTCCATAACACTTCTTTATTTTCTGTCATTGTTCTCGGATCGAATGGTTCCAGTGCCGACCCATCCCGAGTTAGACGAACCGGTATGTGTCTTGAAGTATTAACCTGCAGATCGTACAAAGTATTTTTATTTCTTTTATAATTTTCCGCAAAGAAATTTGAATTTCTTACTGTGTTACTTGCCATTGCATTTAGATATTTTTTGGGTTGTCTCATGTTTCGTGGAACTCCTACGGTTTTGTTTCCGAAATTCGGCAGTGTTTTTAGGATGTGCATTCTTCCGTGGTTAATTGCCGCTAGACCTCTTTTCAGAGCAGACAGCGACGACGAATTAATCCCGGGGATCGCTGATTTAAAAACGACGCGCCTTCTCAAAAGACTTTTGTCGATCGTTCCTCTAAAACCACCACATTTTCCACGAGCAAGTCCTCCATGTTCTTTGAGTGCGTTATCAATAAATGCCATAAAAAGAGATGAAGGACCAAGAAGATTGAGTATGTTGGTATTTTCTGTGGCGAACGATAATAAATTTTGAAGTGATCTATTCGAAAGACCGTTGTGATTCGCAGGTCCGTTGTTAATTTTGAGTCGAAGACCGTACACTTTCTTTTGCTTTGGGTAAAACACCTTTATTGATTTGACAAGTTCTTGGTACTCATCTGACAAACCTTGTAAAGCCTTTACTACTTGTTGTTTCTTATTTTTACGATTTCCATTTTTCATATTCTTCAATTCATTTGACATGTTCTCAATGTATTTTTTGAAATCTCTTTTTTTTGAATCATTATTTCGAACATAGCGCTCTTCCCTTAAGAAATAGGTAATCGCTTTTCCAGGGTCCACGTCTTTCAATTGTTTATGAAGAAGTAAATCTAAACTCGCAAGTTTTTTATAGATGCTAAAAATATTCTGCTGACCTGGCGGCAATCCAATCTTTTTCGAAATGGTTGACGCTGAAAACATTCCAAGTAACTTTAATGAAACCTCTTTGTTTTGTATTCTATTACTGTTAACAATTGTGTTGGTGTTCGCATTTGCTTGTGAACCTCCTAGACAAAACAAACGCAATTTTTTAAGATAGTCCTTTTGTGATAAAATCAAATTACGCGAAGGTTCATATTTAGAAATGATATCACAAACATCTTTTGTAAATTCTAAAATAGTTTCAAATATTCCGCTTTGATTAGGATTAAGTTCCGACTTGAATGTTTCATAGTCACTCGCGATTTTGAATAACATGGTAATTTCATCGTCTGAAATTAACTTATCAAGCCTTGGCTTGGGAGTTCTTGTTGGTCTGGAACTCATTCTCTAATAATATCTCACAAATTAATAGAATGGCTGAGCGCCGAGGATTTCAGACGGCCGTGTGGGGTCCGCCCGCGTGGATGTTTTTGCACACCCTGACATTCGCCTACCCAGAGGAGCCCGACGAGAAGACCAAGCGGATGTTCATGAAGTTCTTCGGGTCGCTGTGTGGTATCCTACCGTGCAAGTACTGCCGCGAGAGTTACTCAAAGTACTGCAAGACCACTGGACCCCTCGGGCTGACCGACGCCAACTTTGCGTCCAGGAAGACCCTGACCCGGTGGCTCTACAACATCCACGACGCGGTCAACCAGCGCATCGGCAAGACGGACCGTCCCAGTTTTTCGCAGGTCAAGGCGATGTACGAGCAGTTCGTGGCGAGTCCTCACAAGGACAACGAGAAATATCACGGGTGCGTGAATGGTCAGAGGAAGCTCAGGACAGCAATCCGCGTGGTTCCAAGGGAGTGCAGACTTAGTGGCAAGACCTTAAAGATTTACCGTGCATGTAAACAAAGGTATGTACTCTAATCCTCTGACCGGAAAGATCACAAAGTCCCTCTACGAGGCGGAGTCGGGAAGACGGTACATTCAAGTGGAAAACGTCCAGTTGAAGGTGCCATGGCGATACGGAAGACCGTATAAAATTCAGTGCGACGACCTCAAGCCCATCATGGATTACAAGGTCGGCGACGAGGTCGAGGTGTGGTGGGAGTTGAGTCAATCGAGAATGTTACTCGCTAGGATTCGTCTCAATATTTTATTGTCCAATAGTAATAACTGAAATATGTCGGGTGGTATTACGCAACTTGTCGCCGTGGGAGCCCAGGATACGCACCTGGTTGGTAGCCCGGAGGTGAGCTTTTTCCAGTCATCATACAAGCGCCACACGAATTTCTCCAGTGTGATTGAGCGTCAGGTGATCCAGAACACCCCGGCGGCCAACGGACTTTCGTCGATCCGTTTCGAGCGCAAGGGCGATCTCCTTTCTTACGTGTATCTCGTGAGTGCCTCTAGCGGAAACCCCGCCGATATCGATTGGACGAATGATGTTGATAAGGTCGAGCTTTACATCGGAGGTCAACTCATTGACACTCAGCACTTTGAGTATTCAACCAAGATTCACACGGACATCATGGCTAACTCCTTCTCCAAGAGTATCTATGGTTCGGGTCCCGATGGTACCGACAACACTGGATATTTCTATCCCATGAAGTTCTGGTTCTGCGAGAACTGGCAGTCAGCGCTTCCTCTTATTGCCCTTCAGTACCACGATGTGGAGATGCGAATCTACTGGGGTTCCAGTGTGACCAACACGATGGAGGCATGGGCCCGGTACATCTACCTCGATGCCGATGAGCGCCGCATGATGGCTGAGAAGCCTATGGATCTTCTGATTCACCAGGTTCAGCGCATCCCCGCCTCTAGCTCAAAGACGATGGACCTCACGTTCAACCACCCGGTCAAGTTCATTGCCTCCACGGGCTCCAATTTTAACGCTTCCAACGACGTTCTTCTTCAGCTCAATGGTGTGGACGTTGGCGAGAAGAAGCCCGCGACGCCTCACTACAACCAGGTGTCGGCGTATCACCACACTCAGTTTGGTGCCAACTCCACGGTTGCAAACGAAGGATTCCAGAGTGTGAATCTGATGATCCCCTTCTGTCTGGATGCCTCCAAGCTTCAGCCCACCGGTTCGTGCAACTTCTCGCGCATGGATTCGGCGACACTTCGCCTGCCCGATTCCACCATCAATGGTGCGATCTACGCGGTCAACTACAACATCCTCAGAGTCCAGAACGGGATGGGGGGTTTGCTTTACGCGAACTAAGCTTCATTGCCTTTTCAGCTTGATCCTTGGGCATAAACATGAGCCAGGCGACGGTCATCCTCTCCTGGGTGAGCGTTCCGTCCCTCTTCATAGCGGCGCATGCATCTTGAAATTGCTTTACGTAGTCCATAATGGAATTTCAAGGCGTTTATTATTTAATTAGTCTTTGGGACCTTGAGCAGGGGGACATCCGCCGAGAAGCACCGGGTGATGCTGTTGGCAGGGACGGGTCCCACGCGCTGCAGGTTGGTGATGGGGTTAAGAAGTTCCGGTCCCATCTTGGCGATCAGCTGACGGTACCGGTAGTTGAGAGGGTATGCGATACCGTTATTACTCATGATCTTGTCATTGAGGAGCTGGTTCGAACTATAAATAGTGAAGGCGCGACCATCGGCCATACCAAGACGCTGAGACATCTTTTACTTACTGAATAGATAAAAATCTCTGATGCTCTGAATAAACTTTTTTTTCTGATAAACCCACATTGGTTCGCGTTCTTTGATATTCAAAGAATGTGTGACCACGGATTTTGAGTATAAAATTTTGAGAAGGAATCGATATGCCACGGCAAGATCCTTAAAGTTATTGGATCCTGCTAAAACCACGCTGCCCGTTTTGAAAATACTTACTGACATTCCAAACATCTTGCACTTTACGGCTGCATATGTTTCTGGATTAAATGAAATTTTCGAGACATATTTACGTTGCGTCTTGAGCAAGTCAAGGAGCATCATCTGATCGATACCGTGTGGGACCTGGAAGGTGGCATTGATCATCTGTGTTTCCATAGGAATTATGGGATTATCTTTGATATCGGGAAAGATCTCGTCTACTATACTTTGAATTTCCTGAATAATGTCAAGACCTTCAAGTGGTGTAGATGATCCTGTCACGTGGATCTTTCCATTTGGGAATAATTTTACAGATCGGTTCTTGCCATTTCCAATGTTTTTGGAAATTGTCAGTGAATTATTGAAATGAGTAGTTCCCAGTTTCCAGCCGCGATCGCCGTCGACAAATTTTTCAGTAAAGACGTTCAGAGGTGTAGATCCGCTACGTCCGCCCATGACGGTGATGGTCGAGACTCGCAGCAGAGATGGTTTATTTTCTGTGACATCGTCGTGGGTTTTTATGATGTTTCCCAGAAACGTCCTGAAATTTATTGCTTGCATATTAAAGGATTGTCTTTATTCTTTAATATGAGATGTGATCACTGTAAGAAGAAAGGGATGGTATGCATACCCTGTACCGGATGTGACCTCAAGACTCTTTGCACTGGATGTATTCAACTGGAGAGTCACGAGTGTTCTGGTATCCTGAATAAAATTCAGTCCCAACTAGATAATTTAAAAAAACTAAACCCTAAAATTATAAATGAGAAAATTCAGCGTTTGTAAAAAAAGGTTAAAAATACTATCATTATCAAAATACCAAAAACCATAGCAATTCGTGCAGTGTTCAACCATTTTGCGATCGGGTTCTGGCTTTGGACCTGGCTTTGAGTCGGTTTTGACGACAAGTCCCACGGAGGAAGTGAATAAATGCGTTCCGGAAATGCGGGTCTGTCGAGAGGATATTCTTGCGAACCCGGGGTACAATAAAATGGAGTACGCCAGCCGGCTGCCATTGTTTTTGCGCAGCCCTGGCTTACTTCATCGTCCTGGGATGATATTGTACCTCCGAGGGCATCGCCCACTGGCTTTACTGAATTTACCAGGGGCGTCTTGGGGAGTTTGGTTGGATCATAGATGTTTTTGTAAGCTCCGCCCAAAGAAACGCCTGGGGTAAATTCCGAAGGGTCTGTATAGGGATTTATTTTGTTCATGTGAACACTATCGTTGATGTGGATAGAGGAAGACATTCCTTTTCTAGTTATACTGTCGAAATAAATTCCCATTTTAAAATTTTGCACATAGATTTCCAGATGACATCCTGTTGTGACAATTTTTCTTTGGATTTCAATAGAGGAAAGTAAGGTAAATATTGATCTTCTCCCAGAAGTTCACAAAATTTGTAGAGTATGTACGGATAAGATAAAAAATTCTTTCGATCTTTTGGACAAACTTGATCGAAGGGGGTTTGTATTTCGTTAAACATTAATCTCAGGCGTTCTTCCAGGGCTGGTGGCATTTCGGGAGGTCTTATTCCAGTGAGAATATTTGTAATATAGGGAATATGTTCATAATATTTATTTTGACGCAATTTTTTTAAAAGTCCTCTCACCTTTGCATGTGTAATTTTTGAAACTTCTTCAATTCTTTGTTTTTTGAGTTCGTAGCGCAATTTTTCCACGAGTTCGTCTGGTATATTTGCGGTTTCCTTGCCCTGAAATTGTTGAACCCATTCGTTAAAATGATTTTGTCTCTTATAGCTGTATTGTGTATTTTTCGAGATATCTTGTTCATCTTGGTAAGAAAGACCGGTTGATAAAAAATGAACACTGCATCCACAATCTCTGCATATCAAAGACGATGTCGTTTCGCACTCATATGTATTTTGTGAATCGCACATTTCACATTTGTCAACCTGGAGTGCATTTTTTTCTGTTATATCGTCGTTATTTACTACAGAATGATCTTTTTCCACGTCTCGCATATACTCTATAAATATATCGCGTCGGCAATTTTCTTCTTGATATCTCAATATATAGGGCACGGCCATAGTGATATATTCATTTTTCTTTATTTCATCATTTTCATATTCCTTTATCTTGAGATTGTAACGCTCGAGTAAACTCATTTAAAGAAAAATGTTATTATAACTTTAAATGTATAATCTTCTTGTGAAGATGTTAGGGTGGTGGTATAACGAAAATCCTTACCGAGTTGTGATGCCACTCAAAATGATTTATGATGTGAATACCAAAAAAGATTGCCTTTTCCCTTCGGTTGAATGGAAGAGGGTCATGGAAGGTTGGCCTTTGATGAAGTCAGGACAAATTTATAGTTTATGTTACTATCCACACATTCGAAACGAACATTATACACTTCGGAGAAAGAAGCCGGAATGTATTGAGAATATTCGTTATGAGCAAGAATATACTTACAGGGATTCACCCTATTCCATGGTGACCAGGGATCCCATGCGCAGAGTACACGACATTGAGGAGTCGAATGGATTGAAAGGACCCATCATGGTTCACAAAGTCGAGGCTATTATGGAAAATGGCGAGTTGAGAATGTGGGACACTGCACGTTTTCTGCGATACGCCGGACCGAGATCCGATTTTCATGGCTGCAAAGACATCCAGATGAAGGATCTATTTGAAGCTAATGAGGAAGTACCAGATGAATGGCACGTCTATATGTTGGGTAGAACAATTGTTATACGAAAGGACGACCTGCTTACTCCTGACATTTTGGCGCTAGATAAAATCTAAGATCACCAAGGGATGTGACTTTGTATTCCAAAACAAGTGGCATATCTTCACCATGATGCAAAAGTTTCATATTCGAACACATTGATGTTGCTTTAGTAAAAAGGTTAAGATATTTCAGTGAAAATATATCTTTCATAGAAACAAAATTTTCCGTATCAGAATCCATATCATATTCAGTGTATTGTTCAGCAAAATCGCCTTTGCACCTAAACCCTATTTTCTTGAACGAACGTTCAATGGATAATTCTGAACCAATATGTGAAATATCTCTGCACAGTCGCTGAAAATCAACCGTCTGAAAAGTTGTAATGCTCTCCACGTTGAGATTTGGTGCTTCAAACATTTCATCATTGATATCTAATAATTTAAGATTAAATGTACTCCTACTCTTTTTGTTACTATTTTCAATTGAAATATTGAGAATATGATCTTCATCAATTCTCATTATCAGGACGTCGTTGGTAGTAACAGATTTAAGAACTCTAAATACGTTAGTAGTATTAATTCCTACGATGATTTCATTTTCGCACGAGTATTCTTCAAATTGTTTTGCATCTAAAAATAATTCGACCATTGCCGTTCTGGCATTGTCAAGGGTCAGCATGTGAATACCTTTCTTGCTGAATGATACATTAACGTCATTTAGGATATCTTTGAGAACCTCAAAAATATTCTTAAATGCCGAAGCTTGAATTGTTTTAAAAAACATTTACTAGATAAATGCGTTATTTCTTTAATTTGTGAGCATAAAGGTCTGTTAAAAATCGTTTGAATCCGGGATCGCCTTCGTGTTTTAGAAATTCTTTCCAGGAACTGTATCCTTGCTTGTAAGAGTAAACATTGCCGAGTGATTTAGGAACTTCTTCTGATCTCGTGATCATTGTGTTTAGTTTTGTATTTTCTTGTTTATCTTGGCTTCCAGATCGGGTGTCAATGGAGGTGCCAGGGGAGTTCCATACGATTCGAGATCAAAAAGTCCCTGAACGATGGAAGGGTTGCCGTCAAACGATGCAAATGCATTTGAATCGAATGACTCTACTTCGGTTGGCATCATTGCCAGGACCCACTGTTTAACTTCAGTTCCCATTAACAGTCTTCCGTCTTTGACGATCAGCGCCGGTACGTGAGTCAATGTTTTCCTGTAATCTTCAGGGACAGGCGCTTCGTGAATGTTTTGAAATTGTACCTGATCTTTGATTGGACATTGTTCCAATAAATTAAAAATCTCAAGACAGAATTCACATCTTGGGCTATAAAGCATAAGGGCGAACATTACCTCTTTACAAGAAACAATGAATTTATCAGGCGATATAATTTCGCGGTAGTATATAAGATGCGTATGCAGAACCTACTTTTGTTCGCACTGGCGGTGTTTGCCCTGTTGCTATTTTTCAAGTACCGGGAAGGGTTCAAGTGGGATCGTGGGTTTGCTGGGTTTCGTCCAGAGGTTTCGGGTATTATCACAGAAGGTAATCTCGATATCGAAGGTAATCCTATGGAAGATGTATCGGTCAAGGCACTGATGATTAAGAAAATTCTCGACGCAACCACCGAGATGATCTTTAGTACAAAGGGTCTTAAAATGTTTCCCATTGAGACCATATTCGTCCAGGTCTTCAACACGCCCGAAAAGGTCGCCGAGCTCAAACAAAAGCGTCCTGACGTTTATGATGCCTATGTAAAATTTCTCAAGGAAAGGGATGCCATCTCGGCCGGAACGCGTGGCGGCGATGGTTACGAACAGGAGAGACAGACGAGAACGTCACTCATGAACTATTTGGAACAACTGAAGCGAAATGCCGACTATGCCACCGTTCCTGATAATATTCCAGCAACCTACAGAGCACGTTTCCTTTTGCTCGAAACGGATCGTTTTTACGGTACCGAGGTAGATGTCATTGCGATCGGCGACGAAAAGGGTATCAAGATCCAGGGGATCACAAGTCAGCCCCTGGAAGACGGAAGCAAAATCAAAGCCTTCCAGGATGTTCTCAAGGCGGGAGAATGGGTGACCTACGATACTATTGCAAATGCTTCTATACCAGAGAAGTCCGCACTTGCGCTTGCCGAGAAGGCGATCAAGGACAAGTGGGGCGAAGATTTTCAGACGTACGAATCGACCGCGACGACCCCGGTGGGACAATTCAATCCTCCCGTCACGCCTTATTTGCGCTAGTAAAAACTCGGCGTTTAGTAGAAAATGCCTCTGCGCGTGGATGATGTACAACAGATCGATCATCGGAAGCGCGAGCTAAAAAAGAAACTCTATACGGAACTGTACGAACGTGCCAGCAGCAAGGTCAGACAAGTCGCGGACCTTGGGCTCCACGAAACCTGGGTGCAAGTTCCTTCGTTCCTTATAGGATTTCCAACGTTTGATTTGATCAAGGCCACACAATACGTAGAAAGACAATTCATTAATGGAGGATTTTTTACTCACAACTATGAAAATGGACAGTTGTTTATTTCGTGGTACCCAAAAACGTCCAAAAAGACGAAAAAATCAAAACCCAAGGAACCCGAGAATGAGTTTGCGTCCCTGGCAAACCTCAAGAAAGCCGCGGACAAATATCGCTGAATTAAATGAAATTTATCATTAAGTATGGACAATAACCTGAACGTGCTTGTGGAGGCCAAAAAGGAACTCCTCAACCAGCTTGCGTCCACCATTTTGCCAAGTGCCCTTGACTGCATGGACACTCTCTATGCGGATGCCAGGGCGGAAACTCAGGGCAAACAGGCGCTCAAGGCATTCCAGGACAAACTGGCCAAGATCCCCCAGTGGAATAATTACCAGATCGATACAGAAGTGGGAAAGTGTGTGGATCGCTGCGGTGGCTGCCTGGACGAGATGGTCGCCGCGGTCTTTGTGGCCACGGTCAAGATCATTTCTTCGGTCAGACTCTCCAAGGATTCGCGCAAGGTGTCGCTCAAGATTCCCACCAACGACGTGTTCGTCCTGGGCGTCTACACCAATGTCGCCAAGCGAATCTACGAAGATCCCTACCTATATCAGGAGGTGGCGAGCCGAAACGATCGTCGCAAGGATCTCGTCAAGAGGATGGACGGAGTGGTCGAGGAAACTGTCAAGGAAATGCTTCCAATTAATCAAATCCTGAAGACCTATCTGAACAAGAATCCGATGGACAGACTACAGGAAGAATCCGAGGAAGCTCACAACGCGGAAATCGGCGAAGAAGGAGAATTTCCCGGCGAAGGAGAACTTCCACTGCCAGAAGAGGGCGAGGACGAAGGAGAGTCATCCGAAGTGGTCGATCACGGCGAAGAAGTGCCCCCGCCAATGCCAGAAGAAACCACCGCACCAGTGGAGGAACCCATGGAGGAAACTAAAAATTTTACTTTCAAGGAAAGTCTCATCAAAAGAGCAGAACCAATGCCTCCCTCAAACATGGACCAAGAAGAGGACTTCTCAATCAACCCCGGTGCGAATCGTTAAACGTACAAAAATCTACTTTAATTAATAATGATAAGTGATTCTTTAAAGAACCCTTTGATCGCCGCTCTTGTTGGTGGGATTATTACAATGGCTTATATCCAGTTGGTGGCACGGCTCAACCGAGAAGCGCCACCCAGAAATGCCGAAATGATCAAGCCAGCAATTCTTAATGCAATTTTGGTGGGGTTTATCGTCTATATGGGAATTTCACAACGCGAACAGATATACGAAACACCTTTTCCGGAAATTAGTCGCGGTATGTAGTTAAAGATTTTACTCTAATTAAGTAATACGAAATGGCCAGTGTAGACACATTTAACGAGCTTCTATTGCAGTTTGTAGATGAACTGGCCCACACGTTCCCAGAGAACACCATTGTGAAGACCTACAGGAATACGGTCAGTATGCTGATCAAGAAGGATCCTGGTGTCTGCCTGGAAACGTTTATGAAGAATGTGAAGCCCCACGAGGATCTCATTCGCAATCGGGACGAGCGCATATTCGAGGAGCTCTCGCGGAGTTACGGAATTCTCAAGACCCTGGATCTGGAGTCCATGTGGAAGTCTGAACTTTCCGACGGGAGTCGCTCGGCAATCTGGCAGTACGTCCAGGGTCTCTACGTGCTCGGCAACAACGTCAGCGAAGAGGAAGTTCAGGCGTCTCGCGAGACCAAAATGGACTTTTCACCCGAAATGATCAATAAGATGTTTGCACCCCAGGGCGAAGATGACGACGCCGGGTCCAACCCCCTCGCCGGCATTCTTGGAAATCTTTTGAACCCCGCGATGATGCAGGAGATGACCTCCAAGGTCGAGCAGCAGTTCGGCGACGGTCAGGGAGGTCTCGACGAGGCGAAGATCATGGGCGCCCTCGGTCCGCTCATGGGGAACCTCACCAAGATACTTGAAAAAAATAACTAGTCAATAAATAAGAATGGAACAACCGTGGTTTAGAAATCCATCTCACCTGTTTGCCAAGAACAAGGTGCTGATCTTTTGGCCTCTGGCTAAGCAGACCTCGGTGGAGAGACTTAACGCTGCCACCCGATTCATTATCTATACCATGGCGATCCTTTATCTTATCAATCATGACATTCGAGTTCTTTATCTAGGTCTCACGGTTATTATGGTAATGGCTTCTATGTTTTTGGCCGGTGGGATCAAGGAAGGCATGAGACCGGCTTCGTTCGAGGATGAAAACATTCATTACAATGCAAATAATCCAGGTCAAAACTGTACGCAGCCGACAATGGATAATCCCATGGGCAACGTGCTCCTCTCGGACTATGTGGACAACCCGAAGCGACCCGCCGCGTGCTACTATCCGACCGTCAAGGACAAGGTGAAGAAGTTTCTCAATCAGGGAATGCCAACAGACCAAGCGGACGTCTATTCGAGTCGCAACCAGGCGTTCCGTTCATTTTACAGCATGCCTTCTACTACCATTCCAAATGATCAATCAGGGTTCGCCAAGGCGGCATACGGTTCAGTGGTAGACAAAGTGTGTCGTTCGGATGATGGCGCCTGCTATCCCAATGACGCGTCCATGTTTGGACAGTCCAGGATGCCCGAACTTCAGCAGATCCGAGGCACTTTCGGCGGCAGTGTTTAAAATCTCGGTTGATAGTAATATGGCTTATCAGCTCAATACTTCGTCGGTTCTTTTGGATTCCGAGAGTCTTCCGGTAAATTGTGCCTACGATCACGTGATGGCTCCCCCGGTGATCAGCAACCTCAACTATGCCGGATCGGGACGCGCCTCGACGCCCATCTACGGCACCTCCCCCTACATGGCAGGAAAGGGAGCTCCCGGACCGCTCATCATGGTCGAAGACATGCTCCGACCTCAATCCACCACCTTCTTCAAGAAGGGGTACCAAGGGCGCGAGTATGATTTCCCTTCCAATGACATGTCGTGCTCGGTCCCTCTTCGGACCCGGTCGTGGGATCCCACGAGCAGTCGCGCCAATGTCCAGAACGCCGTATTCGATCGTCGTTATCCAGCTTAATTTAAATCTACCCTAGTTTTAATATGGACCCATTGAGTCTTGTGGCCTTGTTAGGGATTGCTGTGGCGGGTCGTCAAATCGCCAGCAGTGATCGCAAAGAAGGTTTTGCTTCCGCACCCCTTCCCAGTCGTGAAAGACAGCAGTTGCCTCATTTTGCCAGAAATATCAACACACCTGGTCAGGATTTGACTGCCGTGACGGATCTGTTCACGGGAACGTATGACCCGAACAACCCGATGGGTGGCGTCATCAACCCCAAGAAGGAGGTCGTTGCGAACCTTCAGGACACTTCACCCAATGTTCAGTTTCCGTTTGGTCAGCCGGTCTACAATCTGTACGATCGCCAAAATGTTTCGAGTCGCATGAACAACCTGACTTCCGTGGAAAAGAGATTCGTCGGTCCAGGTCTGGGAGTGCCCGCAAGTATGCCCGCCTACGGTGGCTATCAGCAGCAGTTCCGCGTGATGCCCAACAACGTCGGCGCGTACCGATTGACCACGCTCCCAGGAAGGTCGGGTCCCGCCAAAGACTTTGTTGACCGCGGAACGGAACGTCTTACCGTCACTCAAAATCGCCCACAGAAAACCTATCAACTTTTGGGCGCCGAGGGAAAGCGTCCTCTGGAACGGGGTCGCGCACAGGGACAGGGTGGCATGCTCACCGGCGCGAGCGAGCGCGAGCGCTACGTGAAGACAATCCGACCCACTATCCGATCGGAGACTTCCACCCGCATGGATGGACTTGAATTTGGCGCTCCAAAGAAATTCGTCTCGGAAGGGACTCTGCAAGATACCCCGACGCGAAACAAGGCGAACTTTGCGGCGCGCACCAACGACGTGGCGGCCCCAGGAATTCACTCATTCGAAGGTGGCTATCAGCAGACGCAGAATACCATTCTCCTCAGACCCTCCGACCGCGGGAACAAGGGCTACACGCCGCCGGGTGGTCGCATGAACGTCCGAGGCTCTGCCACGCAGGTTCAAGGAAAGACCACAAAGACCCGCGACAGCCTTTCCACGGTTGTCCAAGGAGGCGCCGGCAACCAGTCCATCGCCCAAAATTACGATATCACTTGGAAGCAGAATAACAATGCCTACAAGGGAAATGCAGATTTCCGAACCAATCAGTTGGGAGTCGCCGTCAAGCAGCTGGACAAGAATCCTTTTGCCATGTCCCTGGCTCAGCACTAAACATCATAGATCCTACACTCTAGCGCATGAGGTTCTTCCTTACAGAATAACTCCATGGCATCCAGTTTGTTCTCTTGTTCGCGAACCCGTTGATCGTGAAGACGAGAATAGAGCTCCTCGTGCTCCATCCAGTCATGGACATGCTTGTGAGGATTTTCAATCATCTTTTTGGTGGGTCTTTTCAGTTCGGTGCGCTTATTGAACATGTACGCAGGCACGTTCCTGAACAGACAACTGTAGTAGAGCATTTAAAAATAAAAGTCATATTATTTTTAAGTATGAGACACGAGACCATCGCCATGGAAGTTTCGCCCCTGGAGTTCGAAGGCATCAGGACCATAGACTTTGAAGCCCAAGTGGATGATCATGAAAAAATGGTGACCGTCACGATGTCCAGATACTTCATCGGGAACCTCCATGATGAATGTGTCAAAAAGGCAAAGAAGATCTACAAAGGATACAGTATTAAAACTAATGTGGCATTGTAGACTAAACCATGGAGACAACTACCATTGAAGTACCAGTGAACCCATTCCACTATGATGGATTACGAAGTATTGGAATACCCATCAAGGTAGATCACAAAGAACAAATGATCTACGTTGACTTTATGTCAAATCAAGGAACCAAAATCATGGAAAATTTCCTTTCAGAGGTCGGTCGCACGTTTCCTGGCTACGAGATCAGGGTAGCCAGGCTTGACCAGTGAGAACCGCCCTTGCGTACTTGGTGGCAATCATCGAGTGGATCATTGGCCAGTCCATGACGTTGCTGGCGTTAATAGTTAGCCCAAATGGATTCGAGTTTACGAACTTGACGAACTCCTTGCCGTTCTTTTGAGACTCGGGTGCAGTGTAATACTCCATCTTCTCAAAAGAAATCTTTAGCCACTGAACATGTGTCTCGCTATTTGGATCAAAGTTGTCCATCGTATTTATGTGAATAGGTTTTTATATCTTTAATTAATAGGAAATGAGTTCCATAGACAACAATCTTGGCGGTGGAGGAGGAAGTGCCTCTGCTTCAGGAAAGAAGGGAGCCATTCAGTTGAGCGACGGGAACTTCAATTTGACATCCAACAAGGAACTAAAGTCTGACCCCAAGACAGGAACTATCACGACGACAGGGTTGACGACGACAGGCACAATATTGGCATCAACGATTTCGACGACATATCTTGTCGCAGATACCGTTCAAATGTTGACCGTCGTTGGCGACGCTTCGATCACTGGGGATGCCACCGTGGATGGCACGATTACCACAACTAATCTTTCCGTAACAGATGACGTTCTTATTACTGGAAATTTAAGTGTATCCGGTGGAGTTATAACTATAACTTCCACTAGTACAGAATCCTATGCGTTAAATGTACAAAACTCTGGCACGGGTCCTGCTATTATAGCCAATCAGACTGGACTGCAACCGGTTATCAATTTTCAAGATGATGGCACTAGTGTATTATATATTTCTGGCGGTGAAGGAAGCCACAAAGCTGGATACGTTGGTATAGGTTCGACCGCTCCACATCAAAAATTAGATGTGGTTGGTAATGTTTTGGTTTCTGGCACTGTCACCTCTACTGATGTATTTGCCACGAATGTTGATGGACAATACATATCTTCATCAAGTATCACAGTAGCTGGAAACATTGTTGGAAATGATTTGTACATATCAAACGTTCAAGCAACTAAAACAATATCATGTGATACAATAAGCGCAACATCTAATGTTATTACAGACTATATAGAAGCTGATAATGTTTATGTAACCAATTCAATAACATCATCTTATATCAATGTCGGTTCATTAAGCGCAACACAAAATATTAGATCATCAAGTATAACAGCGACTTATGCTGATATTACCGCTTCGTTAACAGTGTCAAGTTTAACTCCCGCGGATAACGATCTAATTGTTACAGGTAACATCACCGCCACAGAGTTTTTAACAGTGTCAGAGAGTGTAACTGCATCATCTGCGACAATTTCCGGACAAGTCAATGCCGGGACATTGAGTTCCACCGGGAATGGTTATTTTTCATCCAACATAGGTGTGGGCACGACAGACACGGCCGAGTACAAGTTCCTGGTCAACAACGGATCAAGCAACCTCTTTGGCGTGCCTCTAACCCCTACAGGTCTCGTCACCGGAAAGACACTCGTTTATGACGGTAATGGATGGGTTTACGATAACGCAGGACCTGCGAACGGAAACCAAGTAGGGGAAATTCTTGCGTGGGATGGATCCGAATGGTCTGCAAACAGCGCCGTGGTGGTCGAAGGGACCAGTGTCGGCATCGGATTCGCGCAACCCACAGAGAAATTGGATGTTGCCGGCAACGTAAAGGCCACAGAATTCATCGGTTCCGGTGATCCTTTGACCGACCTTAATGCATCAAACATCACTTCAGGGACACTCGATAATGCACGACTTCCTGGTACGATATCAGTATCAAATATCGAGTCCTCCAATCTCACGATTACCAACTTAAATTCGGTAACCAATAATGCCTTCATAGGAGGAACACTAAGTGCGTCCAACATTGAAACTTCTAACCTTACGGTCACGAATTCTCATGAAGTTGTTGGTACTCTTAGTGCGTCCAACGTCGAGACCTCCAACCTCACGGTCACTGGACCAATAATTGCATCCAGTATCACTTCAAGTGCTAACGTAAATATTGATGGAACATTAAGTGCGTCTATTCTTTATTCTGAAACCCTAATTACGTCCAACACTGAGACCTCCAATCTCACGGTCACTAACCTCAATACAGTTACAAATGATGCTTTCATAGGAGGAACCCTAAGTGCGTCCAACGTCGAGACCTCCAACCTCACGGTCAC